TCATCTACTTTTGTTTGTTTAATCTTTGTACCATTAACAACCTGTACATTATTATCTTCACACCACTTTAATATGTAAGGGTATAGACCAGCATAAATTTGGCCTGTAGCATAACTGAATAATCTTATTTTTCCATCCCAAACTCTACTTCTATATTGAGGCATAAACTTAAAACCTGGTACTTCAAATGTAAAGTACTCTCCAAGTTCTCGTCTAATATCAGCATCAGCTTCTATTTTTAAATAGACTTCGTCTGGTTTATCTATGATGAGGTATCGTATTGTTGTCATTGTTCAAAAACATTAAATTGCTCCAGATGTAAACTTTCTCCAGTCAATAGCATTTTTAATTGTAAACCCTCTATTGCCTATTTGTCTAATTGTCTTATCTAAAAAGTCAACTGTTGTGGAAAGATAATCAACTTTTTGTTTTTGTTTTTGCAACTCTTCGTCTGAATCTAAATACTTATCTATATCAGTTCTTAATATTTTTAGATCAAAAGGTTTCAAAGCATATACAGCGGCGTCTGCTTTTCCTGTATAGTATTCCCACTTGTCTTTTTTCAATACACTATATTCCGTTTCAGCACGACTTAACATTAACTTATACTTTGTTAAATGTTTTAAGTATTGGTTGTGTAGTTGTGGTGTTTTTAATGATTCTAAATCTAGTTCAGTATCATTTATTTTTAAGTCTGTATCGGCTTGTTCTTGTAATTTTTCCAAATCCATAATATCTCCATAATAACATAAAAGCTTTAAAAAGTAAAGTTTTTACGAGGTTGTAACGCTAGATGTAGATGAACCTACAGTAGCGAAGTCATATATTTCATACTCAAAATTAACAGTTGCTGTTAAGTATTCAACATCTGTTGCTTGTTGATTGTAGTCTAGTCCTGTCAATGAAGTAGGAAATAGATTTTTAAATCTTACTTCTAATTGAGGATTATTTTTACTTGTAAGTATTGTAAGTGTAGCGTCTGAATATGTACCACCCACATTAGCTGTACCATATTTTACTTTACCAATCTCTGTACTAACAGATTGATTTTTAGCTGGAAATCTATCATTACCAGCTGAAACTAAATTTTGAAATTCTGAATAGTCACGTGGAAAACCTAAGCCAATTAACCAACCATGTATTTCTTGGAAGTTTTCTAAATTTTCATCTACTAAAAAAGACATTCTTAAAGGTTCATAAGTTAACTTATCACCAGGTAAAGGTATATCTTTAAAAGGTGTTTGTTGAGTTATATTACCACCTAAAGTAATTCCTGGTATATTAACACTAGTACAAAAATATTCTACTTTAGGAAGTTTAAGAATACTAAATTTAAACTGTGTAGGTGAAGCGTAATCTTGTGCTGTTGGTTGACGTGATAATGAGTTATTGATTGTCATAATACTATTTAGTAGAGTTTTTATCTACTTTCTCCTAGTCTTTTCTTCATAAATTTAATGTTAATCTCGCTTCTTCACTCATCATTTCTTTAGTAAATGGTGGTGTATGTGTTAATTTAACTGTTACTATTTCAACACCCTTTACTCGCTCTACAGCTTCTTTAATATTTTTAGTTATTTCGTCTGCCATAGGACAAAATATAGATGTTAAGGTATGAGTAATAGTAACATCTTTATCTTTAATATCAATATCATATACTAATCCTAAATCCATAATATTAATTGATGGCATTTCTGGATCGTAAACAGTTTTTAATTCTTCAATTATTTGTTCTCTCATATGTATATTTAGTGCATAAAAAAAGGGCGACTTTTTTAGGGCCGCCCTTTCTAATTTTACTAAAAAGTAAAGATTACATTAAGTTTGTAACTTTAACTCTTCTGTAGTATCTGTTTGAGTTAGCAGCACCCGAACCGTTAATAACAGCAGCATCACCAGCTCCAGCTTCAGCAAAAGGATTTGCTTGTAAGCCGTATCTAGTTTTGAAACCGATTTTCGGTTGGAAAGTGTCTTGACCAACTGCTCTCACCATTTGTAGTGGAACATATGGACAATAGAACATACCAGCGTCATAAGGAGAAGTTCCTTTATAACCAACAACAAAGTATTGAGATGCAGTGTTATTAGCACTGTATGGATCAATGTATACTTTATATTTACCATTTAATACACCAGCAAAAGTATTACCAGTATCGTCAACAGTTAGGTTGTTGTTTAACGCAGGAGTGTAATCTAATACACCAGCCATTTGTAACGCAGAAGCCACATCTGAAGAACAGATAATCATATTACCTCTTCCTCTTCTTGTTCTCTGTGCGATAACGTTTGCTTCTCTTTCAAGTTGGAACATAAGTCCTTTGAATCTTTCAACTGACCAACGACCGTTTGAGTCAGTGTCCAAGTCAAAAGTTCCAGCAGCAGTTGTTCCTGTACCAGCGCCTATTTCAGCATTGATATAAACAGTTCTTACAACTTCTCTGTTGATTTCTGAAAGAATTTCAGCAGATAGGATGTTAGCTAGTTCAGTTTCAGCGTCTAAACCGTGGATTGCTTTTAAGTCTTGAGCAAGTTCCATAGTATATTCAGCTTTAAGAGCTCTTGATTTAGCAGTAACAGTCGATTTCTCGATTGAGAATGCCATTTGAGCAAAAGCATTACCAGATGCATCACCTAAAGCTTCAGCAGTTGCTGTAGCCATACCTTCACCAGCTTTGTAACTTCCTGGAGAAGAGTCATTTAATACACTTGGATTAGTACCAGCATGTCCACCAGCAGTTTGACCTGCAGTTGATGTACCAGCAGCATTTCTTCCAGAGAAATCACTATCTGCTTCATCAAACATAGCTTCTGTTCCTGATTGGTTTGTATATCTGCTTCTCATAGCAAATATTAGGCCAACTGGACCAGTCATTGGTTGAACACCAGCGATATCGTAAGCGATAAGGTTAGGCATTGCTCTTCTTACTAGTGAAATTAGAATTGGATCCCAATTTGATACACCAGCAGTGTTAGAAACAGGAGCAGCTTCATTTAAGAAAGCTTGATCCTCTTTTGAAGCTCTTTCTTGGTTTTCCAAGATAGTAGCTGTTACAGCTCTTTTATAAGAATCGGTGATTTTTGGTAAATCAGCGTGTTCTAAAACGGGCTGCCATTTTTTTTCGTAAGTTTCAGATAAATACATTATCGTTCTCTCCCTTTATATTATTTGTTAGACAGTTTTATGTCTTTTGTTTTACTTATAGCAGCAGTGTAAGCAGCCATAGCGTTTGATAAATCTTCAGGTTGTGAAGAATCACCAGCAACTACTTCGTCTATCTCGTTACCACTTGTCTTAACTTTTGTTCCAAAGTAACTCTCTTTAATAGTTGCTACTTTAGTTGTAAAGTCTTTTTCATTTGAATACTCAACTTCTTCAGCAAGTTTGTTAAACTTCTCTTTAGCAGTATCAGCTAAATCTTTAGACGCTTCATCTAGGATGTCCTGTCTTTTTAATTCGCCTACTTCTTTAGATTGTTCAACATTTTTACCAATTTCTTCGTTAAGTTTCTTCTCAAGCTCTTCGATTTTGCTTGCTTGATCTTCTAGTACATTGTATTTCTCATCTGGAACATCAATGTAATGATCTTCAAACAATTTCTTTAAGCCAGAAATGAAGTCTTCAGCTATCTCACCTTTGATTCCTCTTTCGATTGCGATAGAGTTCTCTTTCATCCATTCTTCAACTACGTAGTTCAAGTATGAATCAACTTTTTCAGTAAGTTTTGCTTTCTGATCTTCGGTTTCTTCTTTAAGTTTTTCTTCATAGCTAGCATTCATTCTTATCTTCATTTCTGAAATTTTTGATTTCAGAGCAGCTTCAAAAATTGTAGATGCTTTTGCTTTAAAGTCTTCAGATAAATCTTCATCTTTAGTTAAAGCTTCAACGTCAGCAGATACGTCAATAGTGTCTTCATAAGACTCTTTTTTCATATCTTTTTCCTTTTCGTCTTCGTGTTGCTCTTCTTTGGTAACGTCTTTACCAGATTTTTTAAGAGCGTCAAGAGCTGCTTTTGGCATCTCTCCTTCTTTAACTTCAGATTTTTCTTTATCCGATTTCTCAGTTTCTTGTTCCTCTTTAAGCTTAGGCATTGGGTCAGCAGCGCCTTGAGCTTTTTGTTGAGGGTCACCAGAAACTTTATTCATTTTTTTTGTTGCGTCAGGGTTACTGTCTGTAGGTTTAACTACAGCGGCACCTAAATCCTCAGCACTATTTGATAAGTGATTCGGTTCAGCTGGTACAGCACCTTTTTTTGGAGCATCAGCTTGTGGATTAGCAGCGTTAGCTTCTAATACGGCTTCCTGTTCCATCGCCTCAAAAGTTTTTATTTCGGCCATTGAAAATCTCCTCTTTGTATTATGTTATAAACGTTTATAAATTTTCTTTGTAGTATATATTTATAAAATTATAGTTTTGTAAGAAACGATTGAAAGACTTTTAATTTAGCTTCTTCCAGTGATCGCATTTTAGCGGAACGAACATGGTTTTTCCAAGATTCTATGTCTTTTTCCTTGAGAACACCATTGTCCCAAACCCAATTTTTACTCTCCATAATACCTTCAACGAAGGCGTCTGGAGCAGAGGGATCTGCCACAATATCAGCGGCTGTAGCTAAGTAAAAATCATCTTTTACATAGTTTATACCGTTTCTTTGCATTAAAGACCCCATACCTCGACTAGATACTCCTAATTGAGCACCTTCATCTATAAGACCTTTTACAATCTTACCATATGGTGTGTCCATAATTTTTGCTTCACCTATAAAATCTTTACCATCTTGTTTTAGAGATTTAACCATATGGCATACTCTCTCTAAATTTACTGTTGGTCCGTCAGGATGTCCTAACTCGCCAAAGGCTCTGTTTTTATTGATAAATTCTTTTGTATATCTGTTCACTTCTCTAACCAATATTTCAGTTGGATAGACTCTTCCATTTCTATTTTTGATTTCAGATTGTAAGAATACGCCTCTAATTTTGTATTCTTTTTTACCGTTCTTTTCTTCTACAAGATATTCGGCGTTTTGTACTTCTTCGGAAATTAGCTTCATAAATTCTCTCTGTGTATATTTATAATTTTTTTTACCTGAACTCTAATATAATCGTATAATTATCACCAACAGCAAAGTTCTTTGTCGATAATAGAACATCACCAGTTGGTGTTGTTGCGTTGTTTGGTATCTCATTTCCAGATACTCTTAGGTCCCAATAACCATTACCAGATAACAATAAAGCAGTGGCATTTGTTGATCCAGACCATAGTATTTCTACTCCAGCTTTGTTAGTATTTGTGTTAATTGAATACCAAATTTTAGATAATTTTTTAGCACCGTCCTCAGTCATAAAGGTTGTTGTTGATGCATCAACTTTGTTAACTAAAGTTTCTCC